GTGGGGTTTGCTGAATTATTTGTATGCGTATTAACAGACTTATTAAACATATTAGTTCCTTTAAACATGTATGACATATCTGTAACGGAGGATGTATCCCAACCACTAATGTCTGAATCAAATGCCAACGCGTCACAAAACATGTGCGACATAGTTTTTACATGGGATGTATCCCAAGCAATATAGGTGGGGTTTGCTGAATTATTTGTATGCGTATTAACAGACTTATTAAACATATTAGTTCCTTTAAACATGTATGACATATCTGTAACGGAGGATGTATCCCATTTACCAATGTCTGAATTAAATCCGGAAGCGTCCTCAAACATGGCCTTTATAGTTGTAACAGAGGATGTATTCCATTTACTAATGTCTGAATTAAATATCAGAGCCCCCTTAAACATATAGGACATATTTGTAACGGAGGATGTATCCCAACCACTAATGTCGGAATTAAATACTGGAGAGATATAAAACATAGCATTCATATTTTTAACGGAAGATGTATCCCATTTACCAATGTATGAATTAAACACCGAAGCCTGACTAAACATATAACCCATATTTACAACTGAAGATGTATCCCAACCACTAATGTCTGAATTAAATACTGAAGTGTTCCTAAACATAGCGGTCATATTTATAACAGAGAGTGTATTCCATTTACTAATGTCTGAATTAAACACCGAGGCATTATCAAACACACTCCTCATATTTGTAACAGAGGATGTATCCCAACCACTAATGTCTGAATTAAAAGTTGTAGTATACGAAAAGGTATTTTGCATGTTCGTTACACTAGAAGTGTCCCAATCTGATATATCGCCATTAAAATCCGACCCATTGAAGGCATAACTTATATTGGTAACCTTTGATGTATCCCATTTATGTAAATCTTTATTAAAACCCATTCCACCTTCAAATATAGCATGCATATTTGTTACATTGGATGTATCCCAATCACCAATATCATCATTAAATCCTTTAGATTTTCTAAATAAATTCCCCATATTTGTCACCTCTGATGTATTCCAATAATTAATGTCTCCTAATATATCTATCCTATCCTTAAAATTAGATAACCAATAACAAATGGGTTTTGACGATGACCCATCGTATGAATAATAAGTTAATATATTTCCAACATTATGTAATAAGATTTTCTTTGTTATTTTTAAGTTAGTAGTTCCATCAACTGTCTCAACAAAAAATTTTGTTCTAATACCCTGATTCTTACTACCCTGGACTAATGTAGCAATATTAACAGAGTCAGAGCCATAGACCGTCCCCGCAATAGTAATATTATCTTTTATAGTCACTAAATAATATACTGTACCAACCAATTCTATTGTGTTTCCTTGATTTGATGTCGCGTTAGCTCCTATAACGGAGATTGTATTATAATCATTAGAAAATTCTAATCTTTGGGCGATTTCTTGAATTGTTCCTGATACTTTTGTAAATCCATCTATATTAATATTTTTGTTAATGCCCAAATCCGTATAAGGAATCCCCTTAAATATATCGGTTATATATCCATTATAATGTGATGTATTAGTGTTGTTAAGCCATTTTTCTGAATTTGTAATTTGAAAGTGCGGGATATTTTTAAATATACCCGAATAATTAACATTTTTTTTGCTAAAATTCCAGTTTTCCCCGGAATTTAAGGCATTCCAATCAAACTCTTTCAGTGCTTTTTGCCATTTATCCTTAGTATCGGCGGTCGTAGGGGGGTATTTATCATAATTAAACAATTCTACGATATTTGTCAATTTATCAAGTTTCCAGTTTTTCATAGTTCCGTATGTAGTAAGTACGTCCTCTAATTCTGTCACAGTACCTATTAAATATTTTCTAACAATTTCATTAATAGTACTGTCGGTTATACTTGGTGGCGAGGTCGGGGCGGTAATAAGACCCCTTTGTACTAAATAAACCCACAGGTTAAAATAACTTGTTTTTACCTTACCACTAGTAGTAGTTATCTCAATTTCATCGCTGGTATCAGGAGGATTGTTTATATCTATGTTACCATGGAGAACGTCAAGATTAACCGCTGGTGTGTCATCTAAGTTGGTTACAATAGATTGACTATTTAACACTATTTCATATGTTACGCCGGCGGGTTTAGATTTTATATATATCCAATATGGTTGCCCCCCTTTAAATGTTGTAATGGATTCATCTTCATTAACCATATCACCCCATTCATTTATACTATTTACAAGTTCGAATAGACCCACTACGTTTCTAGTATAAATCTCATAATTATTAGAGGAAAGTCCCGGCTGAAATGATATATTTGTATAGTTAGAGCAGAAGAACCAGTCGTAATCGTTTAAATTATTTAATCCGTCTACCATATTAAAATTGAATTTACCAGTTAAATCCGCATGATCGCCGGAGATTGAGGTCGCCGACGATAATAAATTAGTTATATCCGTTTGCATCCAATACCCAACACCTTTTATTAATGTAGCGACATCAACAGTGTTAGGCTCTGTATTAATTAATGTCCATTCAGTCTGTTTGTTAACACCTCTTAAATTACCTGGTTTATTCTGTAAAGTATAAATTGGAACCCCAATATTTTCTATACGATAATTGGTATCGTGCGATAAGAAAAAAACCATTTGTTCGGAACCGCCATATAATATTATATGGATTTTTAAATTTGCGACGTAAATTAAAAAAAAATACTATATAATATCTGTCTATGACTAAAAATTATGACAATGCGGTAAAACTATATGCTTTTCATTCCGGATTCTTAAACTATGGAGCATCTTCTGCTTTAGCGAATTCTGCCTTGGACGCGGCTGTAGACGAAGCGACGAATGCCGTTTCTGGTTTGACATCCGAGGAAGACAAAACCCGTATCATTGCTATCGCTCAAAAACTTAAGGAGAAGAGAACTAAGTTAAAATCTGCTATAAAACCATTTATTTATGGAAAAGCTGGTTACACTCTCAAAAATAGACGAGGTATTAATTCCGACCAGAGGGACGCCTTAGGTGAAATTAAAGCACTTTTTAATCCGTTAACAGTAACTGTCGGCGCGGCGGCAACTCTTCAACGAAAGACCGTAATAGCGAATTTAAAAAAGGCTTTAAATTTAATTATATCATCTGCTGGTGTAGATTCAATTGAAATTGACGCTTCGCAGTTAGTATTAAGTGGTACATATGATCCAACCGACAAGATTATTGTAGCGAAGGCCAATACAACTGTAACAGATCCAGTTGGCGAACCCCCCGCTAATTTTTATTCAACTCTTAGTAACAACGGAGATTGGGTTGAACGCGAATACAATGCGGGGGTCATCGCCGGCGATCAAGGATTTACAATAAAACTTCTCCGTAATGACGTTGGCGGCGAGGAGCGGTACGAATTGTCTATAGTTGGAAGTAGCCCAGGTTGGAATAAACTTGGAGCAATTTCCGGAGGCGAAACTAATTGGAGTGCCAGATTTGATGCTACTGACGGGAGTGGATATCTTCTAGTAGGAGATAAAGTTATTTTTAACGGTACGAATGATAATGTATATTTAATAATTGGTTCAGTGGAAAGCGGTGCGACTGGCGATTCAATCTGTTTCTTAGGAGATACTAAAGTTAAAACAGACCAGGGACTTATTAGATTTGATACATTAACATTGGGAAATACCATAAATAATTATAAAATAAAAAGGATTACCAAAGTAAAAAACTCCGACGACCATATGATTTTTATAGAGAGGAATGCTTTGGGTGAAAACATACCCAATAAAGATACCTATATAAGTAGAAATCATGGAATTATTATAGGTAATCATCTAGTTCGGGCAAAAACATTAGTAAATGGGAATACTATTAAAAAAGCGTATAGGAAACGTGATATTATATATAATGTTTTAACTGAAGTCTATACCATAATATATGTAAATAATATGCCCTGTGAGACTCTAAATCACGCCGATAATATGGTCCAAAAATATATCTAAATGCCACTATTATGAATATCTTTTATCTTGTAATATTATAATGGAAAACTACATTTACAAAGCAACTATAGAAAGTATTTATGACGGCGATACCATAACGTGTACAGTTGATTGCGGTTTTGGTGTAAAATTAACCAAACAGAAAATACGTTTATTTGGTATAAATTGCCCTGAAATGCGAGGCGAAGATAAGATTAAAGGGAAAGAGGCCCGCGATGCCCTAAGAAATAAACTGGTAGATAAAAAAATCTATCTCAAGACTATTAAAGATAAAAAGGGTAAATATGGGCGGTATTTAGGGATAATATATCTTGGAGATGAAAATATAAATGATTGGATTGTAGAAAATGGTTATGGTGTTAAGGCAAATTATTAACACCTATAGATATAAATTGATTGGGCGTTTTTAAATTTCTTAAAGCATTTGTCAATATTACGACTATATCCTATATATCCCTTACCATTATGAGTTGTTACCGAATATATATAAACATTATTAGATTTTTTTAGTTCCCGGTCAAATTTTTTTTTTTTAAAATATTTGTAAAATAATTGTAATGGCGCATTAAATAAATTAATAATGTTTTTTATCTTATCAAATTTCTAAAATTAATAGATAGAATTTTAATAAATACTAAAAGAATAAATTTGATTTTTTTAGTAATTAATATCGCGTGTTAATAAGTCAACTAATTCTAATGGCATCAATTTTATTCAGAAAAATTTCACAGCGTGCCACGGAGGTCTTTACCCCCGAGTTAATTACAAGTCTTATAACCAAGAAAGGTAATACGCAAACTCCTGAGAGGCAGTATATCGCGAAACTTAAACAGATTTTGGGCGAGGAGGGACTTACTTTTAGTGAAGCAGGTTCGCAGCAGTCCAAAGATTTCAGGAATATCGGCGGGATTGGTCTTAATATAGAAGTGAAGAAAACTGATTCATTTAAAATTATGTGTAATGATACTTGCCCCACCGAAGACATTAATTATATTATCATATTTACTGGTAAAACTACGCGTAAAGAAAATTACCCACCCCAACTCATATTTAAAAATGGTCAGGAAATCACGGAGGAGTCGCCATGGATTAATGATTATTTAAAGGCGGTAAATGTTTTGAAGGACACTTACTGTAGAGGCGACGCGGCACGTGACCTCCCAGGACCACTCTCAGTATATATTAGACCGAATATAAGTGTTGATATTAGGAAGTGGCTCGTAAGCGACGAACTATAAACATTTCCACACATAAATAACTTCTTTATTTTTTTTTCCACCCATCTGTT